GCGCACCGCAGCTTCGATTTGAGCGCGGACGTTATTCAATAGGTTAGCGGAGCGCCCGATAAAGCCGATCGCCTGATCGGCATTGGGGTGCGTCAACAACGCATCGAGCCGCTTGATCGCCTCGATCGCTTGCCCGGTGCCGACGCGCGCGTCGAGAAGCTGTTTCCTTGCTGGAGGCGTCAACCCTTCTGCATTCGGACCTTCCAGCTTTATAAGTCGCGTACCTTGCGGCAGCGGTTCTTTCGTGTTCGCATCCCTCACGCCCTCGTCAGTGACGGTGGCCGTGCCCGTCCGTCCGCCAGGCGTTTCGTAGTCGTAGGGCGTGCGCTGCTGTGCGCCCCCGCCGAACACCCGTTGCGTCGCTGCGTCGGCCCCGGCGATACCACCCGGCTGCTGCCGCACGGCGGCCAGGACCGCACCTTGCTCCTGACCGAGCGACAGCACCGGGCGTGCGCCCGAATGCTCGGAACGCGGGCGCATGACCACCTGGCCGTCTTCGATCACGTTGACCGGCGTCGTGTCGGCCTTGTACTTCTCGATGTCGAACATGCGCTGCGTACGCAGGTTCTCGATGTTGCGCCTGTTGGCGAGGTCTTCGCGGAATCCTTGGAACGTCTGCCCCGGCTGCGAACCAGGAACCGACAAGATCGCCTTGGTCGCGTTGGCGGTTTCAGGCCCCTCGCGCTGCACCACTCCGAACTGCCGCATACCGCTGACGTATTTTGGGTCTAAACCGGCGCGGATCGAGTCGCTGATGACGCTCGCTACGTCGAGGTTCGGGTCCGTAAAATCCCGCGCAGCAACCGCCGACGTTCCGACGTTCTGCCGCTCGGCCTCGATCAGTTTCTCACGCCTCAGCGCCGGAATGAGGGGGTTCGCAAGCGCGGCAGCGATGCGCGAAAACGAATCGCCAAGCCCGCCGGCCTGTGCGCCGGTCACGCCGGTAGTTGGGATTTTACGTCCGATAATTGCGACCATGTCAGAACGGACCTTGATAGCCGTGCAACCCGGTCGGCGTGATCCCGCCGACCAACGGGTCGATACTGCCGGGGAAATAGCTGCCGAGCGTCGGGCTGCCGCCGAACATTCCGCCGCCTGCCATCGCGCCGCCGATCCGGCCGGCGCCTTTCAGCACGGGAGCCCACGGCGAGACCTGCGGCGCGGCGGGCCGGAATATCGGCTTGCGCGCCTGATAGCCGACCAGGTCCTGCTCGTGCGGCAGCAGCGCCGCGTTGCCTTTCGCCAGCGTGTTGACGGTCTCGATCTTCTGGCCGGTGCCGCCGACCGTGCGCTGGTTCTCAGCCATCGTGTCGCCGTAGGCACCGACCTTGGCTCCGGCCGCGCCCTGCGTCTGCGCGCGGGCGAATGCGTCGCCGACCCGCTGCGCGTGCGTCGCCTTGACGGCATCCGGCGTGCCGGCGCGAAACGGCGTCGCTTCGGCGCTCGGCGGCTGACCGATGGCCGAGGCGACCGTGCCGCCGCGATCTGCGGTTGCTGCGTCCATGCGTGCGGCTTGCGCATCCGGCATGAACGAGCCGAGGCCCGCATTGAAATTGGTCTGGTTCTCCTCGCCGAACTTTCGCGCGGTCTCGCGGTAGCGGTCGGCGACCTCGTTGCGCAGCCGCGCTTCCTCGACCGACTGCCGCATCTCGGTCATGTCGGCGTCGAGGTTCTGCCGCACGAAGTCGGACTGCGCGTTGCCTTCGAGTATGCTGCCGCCGGCGCTCGCCGCGGTGCTGGCGGCCAGCAAGGTCAAGGACACGGGGTCAAAACACATCGCCGAGCAGCCCCATCGGTTTACGCTTCTTGAACAAACTGTACGCCGGGGAGAAGTCGCTGAGCGACGCCTTCCCTTGCGCCCCGCCAAGAACTTGACGGGCCATTCCTACGTCGTAGTCGGACACGCGCGGCTGCTGCGGTTGCTGCAAGAGGTTCAACAGCCCTCCCGGCATCCCGCCGCTCGAACTGCCTAGGTTTTGAGGCAAGCACATCAGCGCGGCTCCTGCGGCAGCCACAGCCGCCGGTACGCGGCCTCGCGCTCAAGTCCGTCGTTCAGGTTCAGCGCAGCGTCCCGTCCAGCCATGTCGAACATGCCAGGCTTGTGGCCGTTCGAGAACCGCCGGTCGAAGGTCGCGTTCTGGTTCTGCGCTTGGGTCGGCAGGCACATCAGAACAACCTCAAGGATCCGCTGCCGCCGATCGGCGCGACGTTGCGCGAGCCGCGCGGCAGCGCATTGACGCGGCCTACCGCAGCGTAGGAAAGCGGTTCGAGCAGATCGGCGAACACGTTGCCGATCGGCTGGTTCTTGTACCCGCCCGGCACGGCGGCGAGCGTCGCCGCCTCGCCGGCCGCTCGCGCCGCGACGGCATTCGGATCGGCGGCCGAGCGCGACAGGTCGAACAGGTTGTTCTTCGAGGCGTCGACCTGCTGCTTCAGGCCGCCGGCGAAGTCGGTTGCCGCGCCGCCGATCTTGCCTCTTTCGTCGGCCGCGCGCTTGTCCAGCTTCGAAAGCGTGTCGGCCCCGGCCGTCGATTCCAGCACCCCGCGCTCGAACAGCTTGGCGACCGCCTTGCCGCGTGCGTCTCCGTACTGCTCGTCGACTTGCGGCAGGTAGAAGCCGAGATAGTCGGTCTTCGCCTTGTCGAAATACGGCTGGTTGAACTGCGTGAAAGCGTTTTCGATGGCGCTGTTGCCGGCGCGGATGTTGTCTTGCCGCTTCTGTTCGTCGGCAAGCATCTTCTGCCGCTGCTCCTCGGCGATGCGGGCCTGCTCTTGCTGGAAACGAAGTTGTTCGGCTTGGTGAGCGCCGTAGTTCGGCTGCTTCGGAAAGCACATCGGCGGGGCGCGTCGACAAGAGGACCGGCACGGCGAGACCGGCGGATTACGCCCGCTTAATCCCGCAACCTAGCACACCTGTTGCCGGTTGTCTACCCTTGTATAATCTACAGAATTCGGCTAAAAAGACGGCTACAGACCCTTGCAGGCGGCTACGGATCGGGATGGACGGCGTAAAACGGTGTAGCAGATGCGGGGCGGTCAAGCCTTTCAAGGAATTCCCCGCGGACAGGTCGAGTCCGAGCGGCCGAGGCTATACATGCCGCTCGTGCAGAGCCGAGCAACGCGCCACCCCCGAGTACAGGAAAAAGAGAGTCGCGCGGGACCGAGCATGGCGCGACGCCCCTGAAAACAAGGAAAAAATAAGAGCGTGGGGCCGAGCGCGGTATGCCGTACCCGAGCACAAAATCAAGATAAAAGCGCGGAGCCGCGCGTGGAAGAACAGCCCGGCAAACAAGGAAAAGATAAAAAAAGGGAGATGGGCGCAGAAGCTAAAGAAGTACGGGATTACTGAATCGGCGCATAAAGACCTGCTCGCGGCGCAGAACTTCTCATGTGCCATATGTCACGAGTTGTTTCTGATAGAACCCTCGAACATAGATCACTGCCACCGTACCGGCGTAGTCCGGGGCCTCCTCTGCCTCCTTTGCAATACAGGAGTGGGGTCGTTCCGCGACGACCCTTACGTTCTCCGCGCAGCCGCAGACTACCTCGAAAACCCGCCCGCTAGACAAGCCGGAAACGCAAATACCCGTTTGCTTCCAGTAACTTAAAGCCTAGCAACTCGAACCAGCGGCGGGCTTGCGGGTGTTTCGACCACGAGCAGGCTTCGATCGGGATGCCAGGGTGGCGCTCACGAATCTCGCGCAGCACCCGCCTGGACGGGAACACCGTCGCCGCTTTGAGGTTGAAGAACCGCTCGGTCGCGATGAACCACGTCCCGAGCCGCCGGTCGCTGACCGTGCAGCCGAGAATACAGACCGGCGCTCCCGCTTCGCAGAACGTCTCGGCCTCGCCGCCGCTGAGCAGCGCCAGCACCACCGCTTCGCGGTCGATAACACCTGCCTTATTTAATTCCTCGGCGCTGATAAGAGAAAGGTTACCGAGGACGGCGCGCACATCCTCGGCGGTGGTGGGTCGCCGCTCGACGGCGTTCATTCCTCGCTGTCTCCGCCTTCGTAGTGCATCAGCACGCTCGACAGCGTCGCGCGGCCCCCGCGGTCGCAGGTCAGCCGCAGCGCCACAAGCGGGGATTCTCCGACCGCGGCGAGCGAGCCTTCGTTTAGAGTCGTCCCGACGAACCGGCCAAGCGGCACGGTCTTGTCCTCGTCGCGAGGGTCGACCAAGGCTGCGGCGTACCACGTCCCGGAGCAGATCGCGTCGAACCCGGTCCAGTTCTTGAACGCGGCCGGCGACTTAGCGGCGACGAACGGCAGTTCTACCAGCACGTCTTGCTCGTCGTCGTCCGGGTAGGTGTCGCCGTTCGTCCCGCCGTAGAGGTATATCGTACTGGCGTCGCGGGCGTAGAACTTGCGGCCGACGCGCTGAAAATCTGTAATTTCGAAGTCGAGGTCGTAGTAAGTCCATGCCGTAATTTTGCCGCGGGGGAAGTACGACAGCACAAACACCCGCTCGCCGACCGCGAGCAGATAGCGCCCGTCCACCGGCTCGACCACGGCGACGGCGCGCTCGACCGTGGCCGGCGGCAAGCTTGCTATCCATTCCTGCACCAGCGGGTCGATTTGCGTGCCGGTGTCGTCGACATAGGCATTGCCGTTGATGTCGCGGACCTGCACCGAGCGCACGCCCGGCTCGCCCAAGTAGAGCAGGTCGGTCCCGGCCAGTCCTTTTGCCGAACGCGGCGCCCGCGTGCCGGCGTTCTCGATCACCTGGCGCAGCACGTGGTCCGCCTTGTCGGCGAACAGGTCGTAGACCCGGATCGCCTCGGTCGCGAACACCGCAACGGAGGTCTGATAGACCGCCGATCCGACAAGCCGCTGATTGCCCTCCGAATCGCTCGACACGTTGATGAACCCGGCGCCGGTCGCCGGATCGGCGTCGGTCCAGTCGGTCGGGTCGTTCAGCTTGCAGTACCGATAAAACGAACCGCCGGTCGCGTAGATGCGGCCTTTGTAGACGAAGGCGCTGGTCGGCGTCGCCGACGCCCGCCCTGTCGCGACATAGGCCGTGCCGTTCAGCGTCAATGTGAATCGGTCGGCGGCCTGAAACGTACCTCCGAAAGTGACTTTCGAAACCTGCGCGACAGCCGCGACGGCGGTAACGCCGCCGGCCATGTCGGTCTTGATCGCCGTCGCGTCGCCGGCAACCGTCACGGCTACGGCATCCCCGTTCGGAGCCGCGCCGGTCCCCGGCTCGGCTTGGATCGTGATGACGGCGCCCGCTGCCGAAGCCGAAAAACCGTGCGTCGACGTGCGGTTATTGATCTCGGCTGCAACCGCTGTCGCGGTCGCGCTGTGCGATGTCACCCAATTTACCGCAACGTCCATCAGCTCGACGCCGTCGACCGTTATCTGGCCGACGTAATTGACGCCGGGGTCGCGGGTGCCGCCGGTAATCGTCACGGTTCCCGTGGCGCGGACCTCGGCCACCGCCGAGACGTTCGCCTGCACGGCGGTCACGGCTGCGGTCTGGTCGTTGTTGCCGCCGCCATCGACCGTCGCCGAGGTCAGCGTGAAGGCGGTGCCGGGCGTCCGGGCCGTGACCAGGATGGCGTTGCCGAAAGCCACGGCATCCACCGCGGCCGAGGAGTTCAGCTTTTGCGCGAGGTAGGAAGCCAGCGTGACATAGCTCGCGGCGGCATCGACAACACTGTCGAGGTCGCTGACCCGCGCCCCGTCGTAGAAGTGGTACACGCTGCCGTCAAGGTAATCGGCGATGACGTAGGTCTTGCCGTCGAACACCGTCGACCAATGGATGTGCTCCATGGCCGGAGTGCTCGGGGCCTGGAGCCGCTGATACTGCACTCCGTTCGGCACCGAGGCCGCGAGGTCGGCCGAGCCGAACACGAATAGTTGACCGCCGACCTGCTCCAAGCCGTAGGTGTCTTCAAGGTCTTCGTAGACCGGGACAAATTTCTTGGCGCGCTCGATATCGCCGCCGCGCGTGATGTGGCAGTTCACGCCTGACCAGAGCGTGCCGGGCACGCCAGCCGCGCGCTCGCGGCGGCGGTCAACGCCATACTTGAAGTCCGCGATCTGGATACTCGGCATTATTCGCTCCGAGCGGCGATGACCTTGACGCCTTTGAATATGTCGGGGTCGGCGGCGCCGAGATTGAGCCGTGCAGGCTCGGCGCCGGTCGCGGCGTTGGCGCCGATCTGGACGAACCTGCGTTCGGCCTCGGCGGCGCGCACTCGACGCTTGTCGGCGTCCTTCTCGATCGCCGCGGCGGCGTCCAGCACCACCAGCAGGTCGTCAAGCAGGCACACGTCGGTGTCGTTGACCAGCTTCGCGATCGTGCGGAAGCCGGAGAACGTGACGCGCTGGTCGTTGCTCGCCGGCACCGGCCAGATTTCCATCTGCGTCGCGTTGCCGATCGAGCGCACGTCCCACCGCATCGCCGGGTCCGACCGCTCGTCGTCCGTCGAATCGTACGAAGCGTAGTGGTCAACCGTGATGCCGCGGTCGATCCTGACCGGCCGGTCGGTCCACCACGTCCACGCCTTCTCAACACGCTCGTAGTTCAGCTCGGACGGAAAGTCGTAATACCGCTGACCCGCCGACAGCGTGACCGGATCGAACGTGCGCCGCAGATGCGGCCACTCGTACTCGTCGTAACGGGTCTCATAAGCGCGATTGATGTGGTGCTTGAGCCGCGTCACGTCCTCGACGCCGACCGCGACGCTCGGCGCGCGGCCGAGTTCGTTGCGGAGCATCTGCACCAGCGCGAGGAACTGCGTGCCGCGAGCCATCGGCGGCTACTCAGGCGACGAGCGATTCGGCGTCGCCGGCCTTGCCCTTCTTGACCACGGGCAGCGGCTTGTCGGCGGGGTCTTCGACGATGCTGACCTGCTTGACGCCGAACAGTTGCGCAACCGCCTTCTCGCCATAGGCGGCGGCCAGCCGGTCGCGCTCCTCGGCCTCGGTGCGCAGGTCGTCCTTGCGATCCGGGTGCAGGCTTAGGGCGTCTGTCTTGAGCGGGGTCACTTCGGACACGGCGTCCTCGCCGTGGATTTGCTGAAGCATACGAATCTCGCCCATCGTGACGTTGCGCTTGCGAACCTCGTCGCGAACGTCGCCGTGCAGGCGGACCTTGCAGTCGTAGAGTTTCATTGGAAGTAGCGAGCCTCCGGTTTGCGCTGGAAGGAAAACCGGCGGGGCCTAGCGCCCCGCCGGGTAGCAAATCAGGGTCAGCCGGCGTACTGCGCCACGCCGCGGTTGCCCGGATCGGGCAGCGTGACCAGGAGGTTGAACGCCTTGGCCCCGTCGCAGGCGTCGGCGGGGTCGTAGGTGCCGCGCACGTCGCCCGTGGTCGCCGTGGCGGCGCTGGTGACACCGGCAACGGCCGTGCCCGATGCGCTCGCCACTTCGATCTCGACGATGACGAAGATGTCCGCCGAGGCGTTGAACCCGGCAGCCGGGATGATCTCGATCCGATCGCCAACCGCGACGGCGGTCGTCGCGTGACCCGCCGTTGGCGTGTCGGTGTCGTAGTCGCCAGCCGCCGCGCCGTCCGCGACGACCACGGACAGCCCGTCGACCGCAACGGTGTTCACTTCCACCGTGATCGCGCCGCCGGTCGTGATCGTGCCGCGTGCGACAGTCGAGACCCGCGTGATGTTGCCCGCAACCGGCGAGAACAATTCAAGCGAAGTGCCGGCGTCGACCGCGGCTTCGAGCATGTGGTCTTGCACGTAGACCTTGGTCGGCTTGACCACGTTCACACCGTCGACCAGTTCACCGAAGATGTGCGACGTGTGGGGCAGGTACGCCGGCAGGCCGAGCACGTCGCCCCAACCGAGGTCGAACGTGTCGCCGGCAGCGCCGGCCGCGACCGCGATTCCGGTCAAGGTCTTGAACGCTTTCTTGCCTGCGATGACGTTGGTGCCGTTGAGCGTCAGGCTTTCCTTCAGCGTAGCGCCGAAAACGTCCGTTCCCGTCACGGTGATGACGTGGTTGGAGCCGGCCGTACCTGTGGCCGTCAAGTTCCGCGGAACGTCGAGTGTCCCGGTGAACGTCGCCACGAAGTCGCCGGAGTCGTAGGACTGCGCTGAATCGGTCGCCGACGCATCGTTCAGAATGCCGTCTGCGTCCGTCGCCGCCGGCGAACCGAGGTCGATCAGATGCAGGTCGGCCCGCTTGATCGAATCAGGGAGGATCACGCCGCCCGGCTGGTTGCTGTCCTCGCCGAGCCGGTCGACCTGCAACGCGACAGCAACACCGGCCAACAGGGTCGTGTCGGCCTTCCACGTCACGGTGATGCTGGACGCGCCGAAGGACAGGGTGAAGTCGCCAGGCGCCGAGTAGAGCGACTGGTTGACGAACATCTTGTGCGCGTGACCGCCGACATACGAGCCGGCGCTGCGGCCGGTCGGGTAGGACACGGTGAACGTGCCGTTGTCGGCAACCGCGGCGCTGAGCGTATGGTTGATCTTGTCGAACATCGTCGTTTCCCTTCTTTCTACACTGCGATTACGTGAAGGCGTACACGCCGCAGCCGTTGCGCCGGTCTGCGATCATGCCGCCCACCCACGTCTTCGCCATATAGAAGACGTACTTGTTCTCGGGCCGAGCCGGGTTGTGCTTCTTGCCGTCCTGGCCTTCGACCACGAACGGGCAAATCGCGCTCTCGTCGAGCAGATAGAGCCGCTTCGCGTAGCCGAGATCGTCCAGCGTCGGGTCGTAGAAGAACGAGATGCCGTCGAACCGGATTTCACCCACCGCAACGTCCTGGCTCTTTTCGAACCCGGTCTGCGAGTAGTCGCCCTTGTTGCGACGCTCGGCCTTCAGGCGATCCATGAAATCGGACCCCATGAAGCCGACCGAAGGCTTGCCGCCGTAGCGCCGAAGCTGCGGCAGTTCGTAGTCGAGGGTACGGATCACCGCCTGGCTGGCGCCGGTCGTATCGCCGAGCGAGATGCTGAGCGACGCGCGGTTGCGCCAGCGCGCGTTCGCGGCCTGGTCGATGCCGCCGACCACAGTCGCCGCAGTCGGGGTATCGACCACCCACCCCTGCACGCCGGGGAAGGCAAGCGCCGACTGCGTGCCGTCACGCCAGAACAGCGTGTTGAGCCCGCGGTCGTAGCTCTCCTGCATCTGCTTGACCTTGTGGTCCATGATGTTCGCGAGCATGGTGCGCTCGCGCTGCGTGTTCTCGGACTTGCCCTTGCCGTCCGTCGAATCGGTGATGTCGATGCCGTCGTGGATGAGCTCGTGCATCGTGACCTGGATGCCGTCGTGGAACAGGCGCCACGGGGCGGACACGCGCCGGATTTTCGCCGGCGAGCCGTACGTCACCGGGTCGTCGTACTCGAAGCCCTGGAAATTGCTGTCGTTGTCGAGCACGATCGGCAGCTCGACGCGGCCCTTGCCGCCGGGAATCGACTTCTGCTTCTTGCGCAACCGGGACAGCAACGGCTTGTCCTGGATGTGCTGATCCTTGGGAGTCCCCTTCTTCATGTGGAAGTCCAGCGCCGCGTTGGCGACGTTCTGAACCTGTTCCATCGTGAACGGCATTGCCTTCGTTCCTCGTCTCGTTACTGAGCGAGGGCCATGTCCACCGCTTCCTGAAGCGTCTGTGGCTCGGCCTTCGCATCGCTCGAAGCGCCGCCGCGGACAGGGGTTACTGCGCGAACCGGAGGCTTGAACCGGGCGAAATCCTTGTTGACGCGGGCGAGAAAGCCGTCGAGCATCTTGACGACTTCGGCCTGCGTCGGCGGATATCCGTTCCGGCGTACCTCCAACTCGATCAGCTCGCCGATCCTGGCTTGCTTCTCGGACCAATCCGGGTCCGCGCCGCGTTTCGCCGATTCCCACTCGTTCGCCGTGGTCCGACACGCATCGACGTGAGCGCGAAGCCTGCCGGCTTCTTGCTCGCGCTGCTGGCTCTCGCCCTGCTCGCGCGCCCGGCCTTCCGCCAGGTCTGCGCGGCGCTGCGATTGCACCAGCTGGCGGGCATCTTCGGCGCTCAGGTATCCGAGGTTGACTCGTTCCTGAACGTCCTTCGGCAGCGTGTGCCCGACGATCTCGGCCAACTGCGCGTAGATCGGTTGAATCCGATCCCACGCCTTGAACGGATCGTTCCTGGTCAGCGCCATCAACTCGTACCCGACCGCGAGGTCGTCGTTCGAGAGACGGTTGGCCTTGGCGAACTGCTCGATCTGGTCGTAGCCCGCGGCTTTCGGCCGGAGCTTTTCGATCTCGCTGTTCGCTTCGGCGCGCTGACCGAGCAACTGCCGGATGCGCCGTTGCGTCTTCGGCCCGTACCGCTTCAGTTCCTCCTCGGAGATTTCTTCGAGGGGGTCTTCGGCGGCCCCGGCTTTCGCCGGGTCGGCATCCGATTGGGTTTCGGCTGACTTGGCCGAACCCTGTTCTGAGGCGGGCGATTTCTCCGGTTCGGACCCGTCTTTCAACGCCGCTTGCACGGAGTCGAGGAGCGAGTCGCCGCCCTGGTCGCTGGTGGATGCAGTGGACGAAGTTGCTTTGGCGTCCGGCTGCGTGCCGATTTCGGCCGGGTCGGCCTCGATCAAGCCCGCAACCTCCGGTGACGAATCCGGGGGCATTGCGTCTCCGTAATTGGCCCGCCGCCTGCTATTGCAAGAAGCGTGCCAGTTGTCGATAAGACGCTTTTAGACACTTTTCGACGCGGAGTCAATAGGACGCAGAAAACCCGCCTAGGATTGCTCCTAGGCGGGCTGTTCTACGCCGCGGTCAAGCCCCGACCGGCTGCTCCGCCGCCGGATAGGCCGGCTGCCCCTGCGGCTCGTTCTCGGCCGACCGCGGCGCGTTCTGCCCGCCTTCGGCCCCTTGCGCGCCGGGGTCGGTCGCAGGATCGCCGGTCGAGGGCTGCGCTGCGGCCTTCGCCGCCATCGCGTTGATCGCCTGGATCGACGGCAGGCCCTCCATGTACACGTCGTCGATGTCGAAGCCCATGTCGAGAAGCTGGATGTACTTCTCGGCCAGCGGCTTCGGCGGGATGCCCGGCAACTGAAGCAGGAACGGCATACCGCGTTCCATCTTGGCCAGATCGGCGGCGGCGTTCGGCCGCCCGGACGAGCCCGCCTTGATGTCGAGGTACAAGTCCTTGACGATCTCCTCGCGGCGCTGCGGCGTGTCCGGCCACACCGCGCCGGGTCCGACGATCTCCTCGACGGTCTCGCGCGACAGTTCCATCAGGCAGAGTTGCGCGAAGGCCCGCGCCAGTTCGGTCAGCAGGTCGTCGAGGTCGTCGATGTTGTCGCTCAGCGACGTGCTGCGGCTCTGCTCGGAAATCGACGCCTCGGTGGCCGAGCCGCGCGATGTACCGCCAAGGTTGGCCTCCTGCGTGCCGACCGTGCGCTGGATGTCGACGAAGTGCTCCTGCACCGAATAGATGTTCGGGTCGATCGGTGCCGGCTTGATCGCCTGCACGAGCTGGTTGACATCCTGGCCGGGCTTGAGCCCTTGCAGTTCGACCACAGTATGCGCCGCGCCGCTCGACAGCAGCGTACGGTCAGTCTCGCTCAGCGCGCCCTTCGTCGCCGCGTACTTCGGCCGCGCCGAAATCCGGTGCTCGCGCAGCGCCTCGCGCGAACGGTTGGTCTCCGACTGCGGGTGCCGCAGCAGCCACACGTCGGACGGCGGGATTTTCTTGCTCTTGTGCTCGATTTCGTTGAACACCAGCGGAAACAGCGTCCAGAACCGCTCGATCTTCACGTCCGGGCTGCCGGGCTCGCGCAGGAAGTCCGGGTAGCCGTCGCAGATCGCGAACGTCTCGCAGTTCTTCTTGTGCTCGACCTCGTAGACACGGGCGACGTGCTTCGGCTTCTCGCCGTCGTCACAGGTCTTGTCAGTCTCCGGCGCGTATTCCTTGAACGCGCCTGAGACCTTGACTTTGTAGGTCTGCTCGATTTCCTCCGGCGTGAACTCGAACTCGTGCGCGGTCCAGCCGGCGCCAGTCAGCGTCTTGATGTGCTTGACCTTCGGCTCGACCAGGATCGCGGTCGATTCAGGGAAGTCGAACACCGGCCCTTCGCGGGCGATCACGTACTCGTCGGCCTGAAGCTTCTTGACCAGCAGCCGCAGTTCCTCGGCCTTGGCGTCGGACTCCTCAATCTCGCCCTCGGACAACTGGCGTTGCCGCTGTTGCAGCACCGACAACTGCTCGGTCGCGTCGTCGATCTGCGCGCCGATCTCTGGGTGCCGCTGCAACTCGCGCTGGAACAGCAGCTTCACGTAGGCGATGCCGTTGACTTTGGTGCGGCGGACCAGCGCCTTCATCTGCTGCTTGAAGCCGTTGGCCTGCTCGCCCGTGTAGTGGTTCCACAGGATTTCAAGCGTCTTGCCGAGCTTGTCGAGCATCTGCGCTTCCATCTGCGCAGCCTGCACTTCCTCGACCAGTGCGACGGCGTTCGGGTTCGGCTCCCACGGCATCCCCGAGATCGCGTCGATCCCGCCCATCGGCGTCTGGATGACGGTGGGCGGCGGCTGAACCATCATCAGCGCGGCTTGGTAGGATTGCGGATCGCCGTCCCACAGCTTGAACATCAGCCGCTTGCGGCGCTTGGCGAGCGCCTTCGGATCGCGGGCGTAGAGTTGCGCCACCGCGAGGTTGATGTGCCGCGCGACCACGGGCACGACGTAGCGGTCCTCGTCTTTTGTCCATTCCTCGTCCGCGCCTTCGGCGGCGATGTGCTGGCACTTCTCCATGCGCTTGAAGGCATCGCCCCAATACTTGCGGGCGCCGCGGACTTTCTTCTGCCATTGCTCGACCAGGGCGGCGCGGGCCGGCGGCACGACGAGCGCCGTCGCGGCTTCGGACGATTCAGTCTTGACGGCCGGCTCCTCGGCCGGCGCAGGATTCATCTCGGTCAGCATCTCACCACCCGGCTACGGCCTTCTTCCGTTGTTCACGTTCGGCTTGAATTTTCGTCCGCCGCAGCACCCACTCGATCGAGCCGACATGCACCACGTTGTCGTCCTGCGCCGGCTGCGCGTCCGGCCGCCGCTGCTTGGTCAGCCCGAGGCCGACCAGCGACAGGAACGTCACGAAGTCGTCGTGAACGTCGTTGTCGAACTTCAAGAGCTGGCGCTTGGCGTCCGGCCACCAGTGCGCGGAGCGCGGAAACCGGACCTTCTTCATCGCCATCCAGCCCTGAATCGAGCGCGCCATCGTGCGCTTGTCCTTGGACGGCGTGATCGTGTCGACCGGAATGTAGACCTTCTCCTCGCGCATCCGCTTGTCGAGGAACGGGCCGAACGACTTCGAGATCAGTTCGCCTTCGAGCCACCAGTAGATCGGCGGCGTGTCGGGATCGCGCATCTGCGCCAGCAGCGTCTCGACGATGCGCTCGGCGTCCATCCGATCCCACACCAGGCTCGGCAAAACCCAAATGTTGTCCTTCTCGTCGACACCGACCTTGCCGATGACGTTGTAGTCCTTGCCGGTCTTGGTCGAGACGGCGTGGTCCGACGCGCCGTAGTAAGTCAGGTTCTCGGGCAGTTCGCCGTGGTCGTACTCGACCAGCCAGTCGGCCTTGAAGTAGTCGCCCTCGTCGGGGGTCGGCTTGCCCATGTAAAGCGCCGTGAACCCCGCCGGGTCCATGACCTTCGCCTCGGCGAGAAATTCCAGCGACTTGCGGCCCGGCCACAGCGACGACAACGGCCGCGTGCCGAACATCGAGATCACGTCGGGGTTGGTCGGCGGTTCGAGCGTCAGCCCGAGCGCCTTCGCCAGCTTCGGATCGTCGACCACGGCCGGGAGGTTCAGGTAGTCCCAATACTGCGCGATATTCTTGTACTGCTTGTTGCGCTCGGGGTGGTCGGGGTCGCACAGCCGGCCGATCAAATCGTCCTGGTGCCAGCGGGTATGCACCACGACGATGATCGACTTGGAATGGCAGCGCGTCATCGCGACCTTGTTGAACCAGCGCCACGTCTCCTCGCGGATCGTGTCGGACTGCGCTTCAACGTCGTCCTTGATCGGGTCGTCGACCCAAAAGAAGTCGGCCGGCTTGCCGGTGCCCGAGCCGCCGCGGCCGACGAACGCCAGCCGCCCCGCCGCGGTCGTAATCAGAAGATCGACCTGCGACTTGCGGAGCTGCGTCTGCGGGAACACCTGCGCGTACATCGGCGACTGCATGATCTCGCGCACTGCGTCGCCGAACTCGTTGGCGAACGGCTGGTTGTAGGTGCCGAGAATCTGGTTGGCGTGCGGGATTTTGCCCTGCACGAACGCCGGGCCGGAGCGCGACAGCACGTCGCTCTTGCCGAACTGCGGGCCGACCGAGACCGCGATGCGCTTCTTGCCGCGGCCGTCGACCGCCTTCTCGATGATCTGGCACAGCATCCGCGCCAGCGGGGTTTCCTCGAAGCGTGAGCGCGTCACGTCGTCGACATCCTGCGGGTCGGGCATCCGCAGCTTGTTGAATACGAGCAGGCTATCCGCGGCTTCGCGGACGGCGAGCATCCGTTTGGCGGCTTTGAGGCGAAGGTCGGTCACGCCGCCTCCGCGCGTTCGACCATCTGCGGCGACAACGTGATCCGCGACACTTCGCCGAACTTCTTGTGGTAGGTGATGACCTTCGCCGAGCGCGGCGACAGCCATCCGCTGCTCGCCGCGTAGGCGTCGGGCGCGGCCAGCGTCTCGTGCTGCTCGACCTTCATCAGATTGGTCGACTTGAGCTCGTCGCAGTGCTTGTGCCCGACATGCGCGTAGCTGTGCCGGGTGCGGCCGTACGCGGCGCGGAACTGGCCGGCGAACACGCTGTCCACGTCGCCGATCTTGCGCTTGTGGCCGTGATGGTAGAACAGCGACGTGTCGCCGTGCTCGACCACGTAGTAGGTGCTCGCGCTGCTGTCGACCGTGACGCGCGGCTCGTTGTCGTAGAACGCCGCAAACATCTCGCGCAGCCACGCGCCGGACGCCGGGTCGTGATTGGCGTCGGCCATGATGACGCGGACGCGCTCGTGCTTGACGAGCAGCATGTCGATGACGCACCGCATCGCGCGGATCACCACGCGGATGATCTTCTGCAACCGGCTGTCGGCGTCGAGAACGTGCGCGTTGGTCGGCGTCACGCTCAGATGCGAATCGTGGTGCAGCAAGTCGCCGAGCTGTGCCAGCACGGCGACGCGCGCGTTTGGCGACATGGCGATCGCCGCGCCGAACCAGTCGAGCAGCAGCTTCTCGGCGATACGCAAGTCGTAATCGGCGCCGGTCTCCTCGTGCCACGACAGCATTCCGAAGTGCAGGTCGGTCACGGTGAACTGATTAAGCAGGTCGGCGTTGCAGGCCGGCGGCGCGGGCAGCGGCGCGGCGCGCGGGATTTCCTCTTTAAGCCCCTCGACGACGGCGCGCATCGCCGCGTCACGCGCCGCGTCATCGGCCGCGGTCTTCACCCACTGCTGGACGGTGTTGCCCTGCGCGTCGACCAGGGCTGAGACGCCCTTGACCAGATGGCCGGCGGGCGCCGCGAACAGCTCGCCGCGCTCAGGGCGCTGCTGCACCCATTCGCGCTGTAATTCCCCGTTCGGGCCGAGTTGCGCCGACGTGCCTGCGATCTCGAAGCCGGGCAGTACCGGCTTGGTGCCGAGAAAGCCTTTCGCAGCCGCGCTTCGCGCCCGGCTACGAAAAGTCTCGTACGCCATGCCTGAATTCTTGGCGGCGGCACTGACCGAGCCGTGTTCCCGAACCAAATCCGCCGTCTGCCGCAGAACTTCGTCGCTTAGTGTCGCTGCCGACATCCTACCCCCATCCGAGTTTACGCAACACCGCCCCGCCGAACGCGGAACCGCCGAGCAGTGCGACCAGCCACATGCCGATGCCGCGCTGTTTCGCGCGCCGCCAATCGGTTACGCCGTCCTCGGCGTCGGTCAGCCGCTTCGGCACGTCGCGCAGCCCGGCCAAGTCCTCGCGCATCGCGTCAAGCTTGGCGTCCATCCGGTCGTACGCCATGCGGCCGTCCTTGATGTCGTCCACGATGGCGTCGAGCCGGGTCGTCAGGACCGCGTGCTGCTCGAACAGCTTGGCCACGTAGGCGGGCTGGCGCGGATTCATAGCCGCAACGTCGCCATGTTACGCCTCCCCCGCGGCCATGATCGCCGCGGCGTCGGCGCCGATCGCCGCGAACAGCGCCAGCGCGGTTTCGTCGTCGGCGTAAATCGCGGCCGCGGCGTTCCACCGCTCGCGCACGATCAACGGCTGCGCGTCGAGCGCGGCGCGGGCGGCTTCGAGCTTGCCGGCGGCGTGGAGCCGTGCGACGATGACTGACTTCGGCACCCTGCGGCGCGGCGTCGGCGGCACCGGCAGCGGATCGAAGCTTGTGCCATTCCACACTTGACCGACCACGACGCTGCCGCTTTCGACCTCGACGATGGCGTTGACCGTCGCGGGCGGAAATATCGGGCGCGGCAGTGGTGCGTCGTGCCCCGGCGGAATTGGATCGCCGTCATGCACCTTGAAGCACAGCGCGGCCTTGGTCGCGCCCGGATAAACCGCGTGCGCCCGTCCGCCCTGAATGAGAATGCAGTCCGGCATACTACCTCTCCATTATCTCAGTAACTTCGATCAGCGCAGGGGCAGATGACATCGCCGAATTCGTTGAGGAGGTACCTGCGCCATCATTGCCAATCCCGCCTCCGGCGCCCCCTGGCCGCCCGCCGCCGGTAAGGTTTATGTCGCCACCTGTCGCCGTGCCGTGCGCGCCAGTCGTCCCGCATTCATGCCCGGAACCGTTGCCGCCATTGGTGCCGTTGTTCGCGCTGTGCTGCGACCCGAACGAACAGGCCCCTCCCGATGCAGTAGAGATTGTGATGGCCTCTGACGCATTCATGGCGGCTGGGAGAATTGTTTTCAAACTGTATCCACCATGGCCGCCGTGACCGCCGCAGGCAATAGTGTCGCCCACGCCGTTGGCCGAACCGCCCGCGCCGCCTTGCGCCATGATGCGGCTTTGCAGTTTCTGCGTCGCGAGCGAGCGGTACCACGTGCCGGTGGAAGCGAACGGTTCGACATGCGGCTCGTAAATCGCGTTGTAGCGGTTCCAGATCGAGAAGCGGTATCGGCCGCTGAACGTGTAGTCGAGCGTGCCCGCGGTATTGGCAGTCATGATAACGCCGGCGTGACGCTGCGTCGTGTCGCCGTTCTTCGTGACCACGCCGTCCTGCGCGCCGAACGTCGGCGGCGTGTGGAGCGTCCCGCGCGCCACGCCGAACAACTTGGGCGCACCGCTGACATTTTTCACGTAAACGTCGATGCCGGTGTTCGCGGGCGACTTGAACGTGATCGTGTTCGTGCCGTTGGCGTCGCCGTTGCCGTTCATCGTGATTTGCGTGTCGCTGTCGATCGACGCGATGGTGCGGCTGCCCGGAACGCCAGTCCCGGTGACCTGCATACCGACCATCAGTTGCGATGCGTCGGTCAGGCCGGTGATCGTCGCCGCGCTCGACGACGTGGTGCCGGTCTGCGCGTCGGTCAGTTTCAACGACTTGTCGGACCCGACCGCGACGACGGCCCAATCCGCCCCGTCGTAGAGGCCGATCTGCCCGCCCAAATGCCGGGTCAGGAATACCGATGTGGCGCCGGTCACAGCCGCGACGACGATGGGAACGCCGGTCGATGGCGTCAGGCGCGCGTTGAACGTGGCCCAAACGTCCGTGCCGCCGCCACCGCCGCCGCCCACGTCCGCGATCTGCGCGATCCGCCAGCGCGACGACGTGCCGTCGTAGGCCAACTCGACACCGTCACCTCCTGCGACCGTGCGGTCGGCGCCGATCGCGAACCGATTGGCCGCGCTCGAATTGGCGTCCTCGTTTTTCAGGACTAGATCGTTAGTCCCGATGTTGTAGAGGTTGATTTTACGACCAGTCGAGCCGGCATCTATGCCGGTCAGGTCGCGCGAGGCGTCGGTCGAGACGCGAATCGCCGAACAGGTCGAAAACCCGGTCGGCGCCCAGTTGTTCGTGTTCGACGTGAGTTGCGACGGCGAAATAACACCCGTGAACGAGATGTTCTGGTCGATCGTGGTGATGCGATTGAGCAGCGCGAGGGAACCGAACGACAGGAAAAGTCCCGCCAGCCGCCAACGCGACGACGTGCCGTCGTAATTCAGCACCGCCGCGTTGCTCGCGGCCAGCGTGACGTTCTGACCGAACAAAAACCTGTTGGCGGCGTCCGAATTGGCATCCGCATCGGCCAGCACGATCGGATTGGTGTCGATGTTGTGTAGAATGAGCACGCGCCCGGCCGCGCCGCCGGAGATTCCGGTGATATTGCGACTCGCGTCGCTCGAAAGCCGGAACGTCGAAGCCGTTGCGTGCCCGGTCGGCGCGTAGTTGTTCTGATTCGAAGTGATCTGTGACGGCGAAATCACGCCCGACAGCGCGATATTCTGCGGAATGGTGTTCGGCCCGCGGTAGGCGCGGCCATCGGTCTTCAAAACGGCGAGAACATGAGTTTTCGCCGCCGATTCCGTGCTCTCACGCGCCACCAACAGGACATCGCCGGCCGCCACGTCCACATCCGCGCCGTTCGGCGTCTCCAAATTGGTTGCGTCGCGCGTGATCGTAAAAGCCACGTCGGCGCGAACGATGCGCAGCCAGCCGTCGCGCGTGGTGCCGAACGAAGTGATCGGCCCGGTGCCGGCCGTGATCTTGACGAAAAGCGTGTTGCTCGCCGAGATGTTGCAAGTGCCCGCGAGCGCCACGCCGGACCACGGGCCGAACGCTTTCTGCACGGCGGTAAATCCCGACCCCGCGAGCAAAGCGGCCAGGGCGGCGCCTTGGACGTGCTTGTCGGTGGTGGAAAATCCGACAACTTCATCGACAACGGTCGGATCGTCGTCGCTAATCACGTCGCCGGAGCCCGCTCCATCGGCGCCTTTATCCCCGGCGGGCGCGAACGACATGGTCGCCGTGCCGGCGAAGGCCCCGCTCGACGCCAGATGCGTCAGCGTCAGTTTGCGGTAACCCGTCCCGTCGACCACGGTCCCGGTGACGCGGAACTTCGCGAAAACTTCCGGGTTGGAAATGTCGCGCCACTCCGCGATGCCGCGGCTTGCCGTGGCGTTGTTGTCGTCGAAGCTGTCCAGCCAGCCGGTGATCGTCGCGCCGAGCGCGTCGAGGTTGTCTACGTACGCGGCCGTGACGCTCGACAGGGTCGCGTGGTTGAACCGCCACTTGCCTGCGCCGGGATCGGCGTCGGTCGTGCCGCTGTCGAAGGTCAGCGTGGTCGCGGGGGTGACTCCGTCGTCGCCGTCGTCGCCCGCGGGGCCGGGAACTGCAAATTCGGTGAGGTCGACGATCAGCGACCACTTCTCGGCCGCGAGGTCGGTCGCGAACGTGCCGCTAAGGTGCGATACTTCGCAACGGTAGAACCCGCCCTCAGCGAACACCGCGTCGAGCGTCGTATAGTTGACGCCGGTCTCCCATGCCTGCGGCGTATTGAACCCGAGCGAGATACTGGCGTCGAGCTGATCGCGGCCGACGCTCTCGTTCGCCAGCCGGCCGTCGTCGCGCTGGATCAACGCGAGATTGGCCAGAACTTCATCGAGCGTGATTTTCGCAGAATTGAATTCCAGATCGACCTTGTCGGCTGGAAGCGGCTCGTCCGGCGTCAGAGCTTGCTGGTTTTGGAAATTAAACTGGCGGTCGTACTGCGTGGGCTGCGCCATTGCGGGGTGCCGAGTCTGCGAGGCCGAAGGCGAAGCGGCTCCAAGCGCCTGTCTATTTCTGTTGTACTGTGTCAGCCGACAAAAAGCAACAGACCCGGCGGAAATGGAGAACCGCCGGGTCTGCGCTTGGGGCTCTGCGTCCCCGCGTTCAGTCGGCCTCTCGGGACAGGGGACAGGAGGGTGCGGCCGTCCCGAACGCAGGTTTGTCTATGGCACGTTTCTGGACATTGGTCAACACAGTATGCAATCGGTGAAAAACGGTTCTGAGTGCGAAAATTACTGCGGGAGCCTGCGCGATCTCTGGCCGAACCGCGCCGGCCCCCGCCCCAGGGGTCGGGACGCCGCGCGCCGGCGAGAAAGACGGGCGCCCGGTCGCGTCGCGGCCTTGGCAGGGCGGCGACTATTCAATCAGGTCAACGGCTTGCGCTTCGATTGAATCAGGATTGGCGTTTATTCGGCGCGCGGCGACGGGCTTCGCATGGTCCGCGGCTTCACGCTCAAGCCGATCCACGACGCCGCGGAGCTCGTCTATCGAGTACTCGGATAGCGGCCGTTCAGGCGGTTTCTCGGGGTCTCGGGCACGCTGCGCGGCCATGCCGGCGCGATCCAGGAGGGCCTTGGCCGCGTCGACGCGCGTTGACCATGGCGCGTCTTTCGCTTCGGCCGCGGCCATCAAGACGGATTGCGCCAGCCGCGCGCCTTTCGTGCGGATCCGCAGCGATATTTCGGCCTGAATACCCGCCACAATCTGCGCATTGTGGAGGAGCTCCCAAGCTATCACGGCCGCGTTACCTGTGTATTTTGCGTCAACAATGCTGACCTTTTCGTCGCCGGTTTCTACGTATGCTTTAATGAATGCACGCTGCTGTGCAGTCAAAGCGCCGCGCGCTGACAATTCCTTCGCCATGCAAGACTCATGCCACATCGCGCGCTTTGTCGCAAGATAGCGCGAAATAAATGAGTAGACATTTATCTATTCGACGCGCATTCTACCATGGTCGCGGGAGCGATCCCGCCAATCACGGGAGGGAAGGGATATGGCGATCTATATCAAGCCGATGACTTGGGCTGGCGAGACGCGGTTCTACGTCGGCCACGAACCATCCAATCCGACTGCCGATCCGGCTTCGCGGCTCGGCGCGTGCTTCATCAGTGTTGGTCGGATTGAGAGTGCGCGCGCCATCGCAGCGCACGAGGCGCAGCGCCTGAGCACCTCCGTCGTCGAGTGTCCGCATTACGTCGGCTTCGAACGCACCGCCGCAAACCTGGAAAGGTAGCTAAAATGTACGACCACGCCTCTAAATGCATCTCCTTCGCTATCCCAGCGACTCGCTATACGCGTGGCGTGCTGGTCTGCGTGCAGGCTATCAACGGGCTGCAATACACGCTATGTATCGCAGACGACTTGGGCCGTGGCGCAATTTCGGTTGAAACTGGCACATTCTGGCTTATGGTGTCTGGCCGCGTATTTGGTCGCTATGATAATGGCACCAAGGGCTATTACATGGCCTATAACTATTTCGGCAAGCCTTTCACTGGCTTGTGCCATTTTGGCGGGCAGCCCATCACACGCTAGGACGAAACACGGGCTAAGCCCGTGTCGCGCCGTCACGCGGCGCCTGACGAGTCCACAAACCTAGATAGGTGACACAATGCCCGCAGGAATCGATTATGGCCTAGGTCGAACGAATGTCGACGTTAAAACCGGCATTCGCTATGGCGTCATTTCGAAGCATTCCGTTTCGCAGGCTTGGTTCGATAGCGCCGAACCGGACTATGGCGAGCCGACATGCCCGAAGTGCGGAAACGCGGTCGTGGCGTATGAGAACGCTACCGACGAAATGGACGCATGGGAACAGTATGGCCGCGGTTGCGCCGACTATGTGTGCGAGTCGTGTCAGCACATTCTCGACTCTGGCGATTGCTTCGGCGACGAGCCGCAAGCCGGGGCATACGATGGCGATGGATACAATCTCGTCGATTGCCTTGACTCGGATATCATGGTGCTGGCGAGTCCGTTCTATACATTCGCGGAATTCTGTTCGCCATGCGTCCCTGGCGCCGGCAATCTCGACTCGTCGATCGACGACGGCGCAAAAACCTATTGCCTTGGACATGATTGGTTCGAGGAAGGCAAGGCACCCTATCTGGTCTATAGCGTCGAGACTGGCGAGATTGTGAATCCCTAGGACGAAACACGGGCTAAGCCCGTGTCGCGCCGTCACGCGGCGCCTGACGAGTCCACAAACCTGGAAAGGTTATGCCATGCGAACGATCCAAATTGACAACCGCAAGGTTATCGCGCCCAATGCCACGTTGCTAGGTTCTGCGACCCGCACAATCAAAGCCGGGACCTTTTTCATTTGGAATGACGCCGGCCAACTCCGGCAATGCCGTTCGCTTGGCCGCATTGCTTCTTGCGATTCCGACGGCGACGATTGTGCAGGGTACGTTCTAGCTATGGTGCTACATGCGTCTGCTACGCTCGCATTCGAGCGCTGGGTTAACCCAGCTGAGATTGTGGAAGCCTATGCCGATTCGCCTGCGGCACTGGCCGCGTTTTTCTTTGCGCCCACATTGCCCTATGACGCGCAAACCATGCGGCGCTTGATGGAATACGGCACGACGACGAATCGCTATGTTTCGCACGCGGCCGCTACGGTCGAAATGTTCGCAAAAAGAGGCGAGACTGGCGAGATTGTGAATCCCTAGGACGAAACACGGGCTAAGCCCGTGTCGCGCCGTCACGCGGCGCCTGACGAGTCCACCAACCTGGAAAGGTTATGCCATGTATGAGCCCCGACTCCTCAAAAAATGGTCAATGCCGCGCGACTATTTCGGCGCCGTTTGGCCCAATCATTATAGCGCCGGCGTTGGACAGTCTCGCGATTCCGATTGCCTTGAAGAATCCAATTTTGACGCCATGCTGGCGCTGCTAGGTGGCGAGTCGGATCTTGTGACCGTGGTGCGCGAAAATCATTGGGCCTGTGGATGGGTGGAATGGATTGCGCTCGAAGCCGATGGCACCGCCGAGTCCGATCGCGCGCTACAGATCGCAGACGAAGCATGCGCACGCCTAGCGGATTATCCTGTGCTTGACGAATCCGATTGGTCCGAACGCGAACATGCGGCCGCGGCGCAAGTATGGCGCGACTGCTATTCATGGCGCGAGCGTATCGCCTATGTGCGCCGGCATTCCGAGCAATTCGACTTTCGCGACTTGCCCGACATGCTAGGTTGCATTCGTGGCAAGTATTTTGCCGGATACGCAAGCGAGCTCTTGACCTAGGGCTTGGCTCCTCTACCCTCTCACGCTTTACACTCTAACAATCGCAACCTTGAAAGGTGAACATCATGTCTCGCAATTTCGACTCCTACGTCGCGCTGCAAGCCGCGCTTGACTTGGCGCCGCTTATGCCGGGCGCCTTTCGCTTCGCCAAGCAATTCGCGCCGGCCACGTTTATGTGCCATCGCTGCGGCGGGCATAAGCCGCTCAAATTCGATGGCGGCGGCACGGGCTATGGCGTAACGACTCAACACATGGTCGATCGCGGCCATGTCGCGCGGGCCGGCGAAATGGTCTGCTATGATTGCGCTGGCGAGACCGACCGCGCCGACATGCTGACCGATGGTCGCGCCGTTCTCTACCTCACGCATGACCCGATCAAGGATCGAAGCTATCCCTTCGCCGATGGTCACGTGACCAATTGGCCCGGCACGCTTTCGATCAAGTGCCGCGTCAAGCGCGGCGCGCACAACATCGCGCGCTATCGCTATGACGCATGGTTTACCGGCCCGGACGGCAAACCATGGCATGGCGTACAGTATGGCGGCAACACGCAAATCATTCGGTGCCGCCGCATGAAAGCGTAACCGCGCCCACAACATCGAAACAACGGACACAAGAGGGATATATCCATGAACCTGCAAATCGAAATATCCGGCTATCTGGTCGGCCCGATCTGGATGCCAGCGGTCGAGTGCTACAAGCCCCTACGCTATGACGCGACGCGCGAGCAAGCCCGCTAGGGAGAGACAGATGACCTACATCGTGCACCGCAATCGTGACGGCGGCCGGTTCCGCGAACGGGAATTTGGCGATTTTGACGCCGCGCTGGCCTACGCGGCGGAACTTTGCGGCGTGTCTCTGCGCACCATGCGCGGTCGCGCCAAGGATCGCGTATTTTCCGGCGGAACGATGGAATTGTCGGGCCGCGAAACCGGCCGGGACGGCGTGTGGATCGAGGAGGTGTGAGCCATGATGGCCCCCCGGATAAGCATGCTCGAAACAACCGAACGAAAGGAAAGCACATCATGCTAGACAAAACTCAAACCGCGACCGTTCACGTCCCCGCTGGCGATCTCTACGACGCCATGAGCCGCGAAGAAACCGGCCACGCGACGCATGTTCTCATGCCGATGCGAGTCCGGGCCGCATGATACTCGCCCGACTCCTCGCCCGCTACGGCGCGACCATGCTGCTAACCGGCTACCTAGTCGCGCTGGTCATCTGCGGCGCACTCTAAGTGCGCTCGCATTGTCGAAACATAGGACATGAAAGGAAACATCATGGCAAGGTCGAAACGCGATATCCAGGACACCGAATCAATGCTTTCGCGGCTTACGCTCGCATTGCTCCAAGCCACGCCAAATCAGCAAACCGGCGCAAACTACAACGAAGCTCGCGCCGACGCGGAAGCCTTGCGCCGGATCTCAATGACGCTGCATCGCTGGCACGAGCTCGAATGCGGCGACGGCGACGGACACATCGAACGCGACGAAAAGACCGGACGCCCGCGCTATTTCGACGCGCGATCCCGCTACTTGGCGGCAAGCGATCCGCGGGCATGGTCCGCGATTCCCGACCGCGAAGCCGGCGCCCGCAAGCGCCTGGCCGCTATCCTCGCGCGCTATCCCGGCTTACAAGCCTACGTGCAAACCGATCCGCGCGGGTGCGCGCTGTACATACTGCGTCCCGGCGACGTGCCAAACGCTTTCGGCGTTTGGTGCAAGAGCGACGAAAACGGCCAAGGCGGCGGCGGGATGGAGCGCGCCACTAGCAGGAAATTTGCTACCCGCGCCGAATCTGAAGCCTATGCCGCAACCGTAGCAGCGTCACGCTCGCCGGAGATTTGGATGGAACACGGCGACGTGTCGGCTTACTATTCCCGCGGCATTGCGGTTTACAAGTAGAGGAGGAAGAACCATGACTTTCGTTCCGACGGAATATGAGAACGGCGAACCGCTGCTTGTTATCTGGAAACAACCATACACACACGGCGGCGCACCTAAGGACGCTATTGGCTGGTTTACGCCGGACGAAGCCGCGCCGCTGTTGCGGATGCCGCCTAGCCATATTGTGCGGATGCTCAACCGCAAAGGCCAGATTGACACGCCGCGTTACAGCGCAGAATGGACGTGACGCCATGAGCAACCTTAACCCCTCCTGCGACGGCTCGCATTGCACATCGGCAAGCGCGCCCGTGAAGCTCTATCCGCTTGGCGGCGGCGGCAATCTGATTCTTTGCCGCGCGTGCTTCAACCATGAAAACCGCTTTCGCCTGGGGCGAGCGCGGGATACCGGAGAGCCGCAGAACTGGCCGCATGTCGCATGGGATACGGCAAAGGCTTATCCTGAGAGTTGACTTTCACAAAACTATCCACTCGGAACCTAGAAAGGTCAAACGCCATGAACGACAAACCCGCAAGCGTTACCCGCTACGTCGCAACCTACGTCAACGCCCATGGCGAGCGCGTGCTTATGCGCCCGGCCCAAGGCCGCAACACTTTCGACGGCCCGATGGCCGCGCAAGAGTGGCTTGAGGCAGTAACACAGAACAACAGCCGCGACACGATCCGCCAGATTTGGGGCGACGATCCGCAATTCGAGATTCGCCCGTGCCCGTGCTGGCCTGGGCATTTCGATCCGCAAACCCGCTATTTCGATTAGGTGCGTCATGGCAAAACGCCATGACCGGACGCAAACTAAATCGCTTGCGTATTGTCTAAAAACATGCTGTCCTGTAGCAAGCAACAAAGGAACCGCGATTATGCTCGACACGCGAATCGTCTCAATCCAAAAGGCCGCTACCGCCCCCTCCCGCCCCCGTCATGGTTTCTGTCAGGTCGCATATGACGGCTACATATTCACCTACCGCATCGCCAAACAAGAGCGCGCGAGATTCGAACAGTTCCTTGCGGAAAACACTCACGGCGCCCGCGTCGCAGGCACGTGGCCTCGATACGCTTACGCCGCCTAACCTATAATCTCGACGGCCGCCCGGTATTCCTGCCCGGCGGCCGTCAAGCGCCATAGATAGCGCGGCACGCCGCGCCCGATCGTCCCCGAGCGCCAATCCGCGTTCCGGCCCTTCTCGACCAGCCCCAGCGGTTCAAACCGCTGATACAACATCGGCCAGGTCGTTTTCCCAAGCCCCGATCGCCGGCCGAGCTCCGGCGCGTCAATCCACTCGCCCTGCCGGAACGCAAGCGCCAGCGCGGCATTCGGTCCCGCCGGCCACGGATACCGCAATCTAGCCGTCCGGCCGGTCTCAGGATCTCGACGCAACACGGCCCTGCTCGATCGCGCCGCCTTGTCGACCGCCTGGCGCCTAAGCCATGCGGCTCGCATCTTAGCCTTGCGAGATGTCGCTTGCCGCTCGTTCAGCCGCCGGCTCAATCGCTTTGCCCGCGCGCCGCCCGGCGGCAGCCCCTTGTTCCAATGCCGGGACCTCTTTTGCTTGTCCCTGCTCCATCCGCCTGGCTGGCCATGCCGCCCCCGTCGCCGCCGAGCCGCTTCCTTGACCGCCGCCAAGTCGATCGCCGCCTGCTCGCGCTCGGCCTCGCGCACCGGGTCGTAATCCCACGGCGCCGGCGTCGAGAGGAACTTCAGCCAGCGGTTTTTAAATCGCTTTGCCAAAATCCGGGTTCCGCATTTCCAATCTCAATTTCAGGCCGTTCAAGGCGCCCGGTTCTTGCCTCGGAACCCAACCGTTTGTCGGAATGTCGGCACTATATAGTGGTGCCGACATTCCGACAATTACGGCGTGTCAATTCCGACAATTTCCGACAATCCCGACATTGGCCATAACCCATTGCCCCCGCTGTACTTTTTTGACGGCTCCCTTTTCCGACAAAGCCGACAAATGTCCGAGCACCGTCTGCCTCGCGGACGAATGTCGGGATGAAAAAGCCGACAAACTTGCCGCCTCGGAAACGGCCTGCTGACCGAAAACGTACGTATCCAATTCAATACCCGCCGCCTCGGCCAAGCGCCCGACCGTCTCTCGAATGCACCCTAAAAGCGCCTCCTCTGCGGGTGTCAGCGGCACGGCGTCGAACTCGTCGGCGGCCAGCAGACGCACCGTACAGGTCGTGATGGGTTCGCCATCCGCGTCGGCCCCGACCCGACATGGCTCCAAGCGGAACTTGATGCCCGCGATCGGCTCCAAGTCGCGTTGCTTGGTGACGCTGAGCGTCCGGTCGGCCACTTCCATCTCGGTGTCGATCGCCGCCCGCATCCCCGACCAGCCCCGCATCCCGCGGGCCGCGTCCTTGCCGGTGTGGTGAACCAGCAACACGTGCGCCGAGAGCGCCGCCCTGAGCCGGTCGATGTTCTTGACGAACCCGCCCATGTCGACCGAGCTGTTCTCGTCGCCGCCGGCCAGCGCCCGGCTCAAGGTGTCGATCACCAAGAGCGTGGTCGATTCGCCCCGGCGCCGCTCCTCCTCGCGGATCAGGTCGAGCAGGGCTTTTGCATCGCCCTCGGCAGAGCGCAGGTCGATCGGGCAGGGGATCAGCGCGAACCGGCTCTGTCCTGGGTCCGCCTTGTGGCGGTCGTGCCACGCCCTGATGCGCTTGTGCGCCCCGCCGCCGCCCTCCGCCGCCACATAAGCGACCAGCCCGTGCGCCGTCTTGCGGCCGTTCCAAGGCTTGCCTGCGGCGACGTGCAGCGCCATGTCGAGCGCGACGAACGTCTTGCCGGTGTTGCTGTCGCCGTAGATCGAGCTCAGCGCGCCGCGGTCGAGCAGCCCCTTGATAAGAGGGTCGACTTGCTGGCGCAGCGCCAGGTCGACCGATTCCTCGGGCCGGACGATGAACAGCCGCTTGCGCGCAGCATGTTCGGTTTTGCCCCGATTTGGGTCAGTTTCCAGCACGTTGCTTGGCAGGTCGATCGCGCTGAATTCCGCCTGCGCGCTCGCCGCGCCTACCGGCGCAGTGCCGTAACGGTAGGCGTTGCTGACCAGCCGTTCCAGTTCCTCGGGCGACCACGGCGGTACGGCCTTGGCCGTATTCCAGTGGTCGAGCAGCAGGTCGAGGGCGATGGGTTCCGGCACCCCGAAATCCTTGACGCGGCAGGCGACGCGGTAGGTCGTCTCGTTGCCGCCTTGGCCTTCCACCGCTTCGGGCGCCGCGGTTTCCAGCCACTCTCGCGCCCGCCGTGCGGCGTCGGCCTCGTCGAGATCGAGCGGCGCGGCGGGGTCGAGATCGCCGCCCTTATGCTTTGGGCCGCACAGGCGAATCAGCCAGTCCGGGGGGTCCGCGATCACCGCCCCGGCTTCGCTCCAATCATATTCGCCCTCCGGCACGATCGAGCCGACGCCCGCCACATAGCCGTGGTAGCCCCGCACGTCGATTCCCTGGCCAAGCCGATTGACGCTGGACCGCACGTCGGCGCCGGGTGGCACGCGGTAG